ACAACCTCGTCCTCGAATGCTACCAAAACAGCCACAATTGATTCTGGCGGCGCCGATTCGGGCACCGATGCCACTACCCGTCCCACAACACAAACACAAGCAACTGGTCCAGCCAGCAACAGCCTGACTCAGGCTGTTGCTGCGCCCAATTTTGCATTTGGTCAAGATGCACAGCAATTTGGAGAACTTGCAAAGGCTCGCTTACTAACCAACCCGGGCACACCCACCAGGGACGATGCAAAAGACAAGTCAGCGGCTGCCAATCAAGCTGGCCAAGCGGATGATTACACCAACATCAAAATTGTTCCCCGTGCCAACCCACTGGACAACTACTACAGTTACACATATTCAATATCAATATACATGCTGACAAACAAACAGTATGAAATACTGTTGAATAGCAAGAATAAAAAAATTGACGGATACTTTTTGCTGTTTCAAAGTGGTGGTGCCGGAGCCAACAAAGAAGGAAAACCCAAGACAGGCATGGGCGCAGCAACACCCAACGGTGGCGACAGCGGAAGAAATCCATTTTTTGGTGATGACTTCTACATTGATTCTTTTTCATTGACCACTTTCCCTCTAGGTGGTGCAACCGGCGCCAGCCAATCAGCAACAGAAATGAAGATGACAGTGGTTGAACCACAAGGCATGACCTTGACCGATCGACTGTACAAGGCTGCTGAAAATTTAGAACCCAAAGACGGGGCCGGAGTTGTCAACTACACCTCAGTCACGTATCTTGCGGTCATAAGATTTTACGGCTACGACGAAGCTGGCAATATAACTTATCCTATACGCAGCATGGGAGAAGCCAGCGGCACCACCGATCCCAAGGCTGTGATTGAAAAATTTGTACCATTCATAATAAAAGGAATAAACTGGACCGTGGGTTCAAAAACAGTCACCTACGACTGGGATTGTGGTGCTATTGGACAATTTGTTGGAGTTGGACGCGGAGAAGTTCCGTACGATGTGCAGCTGGTAGACAGCACTGTGGCCGGGGTACTGGGTGGTACTGTGGCCGCAGATGCCAGCGACAATAGATTGTATAGACAAGGCACACCAAATACTGATCAAAGTGCTGCTGAAACAGCACGACTTACTAGTCAAGAGGCTGCCTTGAGCCGCAGCAACAGAGACAACGCTCGCTCAATATCAAGAATTGCACGCCAAGGTTCGGCCCCATCCAACGCCTCGGCAGCCCCCACAGCCAAAAAAACAATCACCAATAACCTAGTGGCAGCAATGAATGAGTTCCAACGTTCCCAAGTTGACCGCGGCATAATACAAATAGCTGATGAATATTCCATTGAATTCAGAAGTGATGTTCCTGGCGTCTCTGCATCTGACATTGCAGATTCAACACTGAAACCAATTGGCCAAGTCAAAGATGACAAGAAAATGACTGCAGGCGGCCAACAAGCAGCAGACGATCCAGAAAGTCTCAACCAAGAAAAAAGCTCAGTTGATTCAGTTAGTCAAAGCATGAGTATCACTGCTGGGCAAAACATAACTCAGGTGATTGAACTGGTCATACGCAACAGCAGTTACATACAAGATCAACAATTGATCATTGTAAACACTGATGGCACCTGGACTCCAAATCCCAACAGCAGAAACAAACCAGTGTCCTGGTACATAATAAACATGTTTGCCACACAGAAAAACATGGACCCGTTGAGAGGCGATTATGCCTACAAGATAAAGTATGTTGTGCAACCTTTTATTCCGCAAAATCTTATCAGTAAATATTTTCCAGTCAGCAAGTTCAACGGAATACACAAAAAGTATCCATACTGGTTCACTGGTCAGAATGTGGCTGTGATAGACTACAAAGAAAATCTAAATGGATTGTACACGCTCACAGTGTCTGGTAATGATCCCAAGAACAGTGGCGATGCAGGACTCAAAGAAAACTATGCCAGTCGACTGAGTGATCTTGTGCAATACAATCAGACTGACACAATTAAATTTCAGTATTCGCCACGCAGCAATCAACCCAGTGCAGGACAAACAGGCAAAAAACTTGAACCTGGCGCCAATGCTGCTGATTACCTGCTTAGTCCAGCAACCTTGAGAGAAGTCCAGGTACGAATAATTGGTGATCCTGACTGGATACAACAAGGTAACCTGTTCAAAGATATCAAACAAGGCGAAAACAAAGTGGCAGCCCGAACAGGATTTGGAGAAGATGGCAGCATTTCTTTTGAAAGCACAGATGTGCTGTTTGAAATGCTGTGGCAACGTCCAGAAGATTACAATATCAATACTGGACTAGCCGACCCATACTCGGGTGGTTATTCAGGCAATGCCAACGGCGCAAGAGAAGCGGTACAAAGCAAGGTGTACAAAGCAACAAAAGTTGTCAGCGAATTCAAAGGCGGAAAATTTGAGCAGGCCTTGACAGGTGCAATATATTTGTTTCCTAAACCTCAAGATGACGACGTTTTTAGCCGTAGCTCCGCAATCAACCCCACCGCAGCGGCAAGAGTTTTACGTCAAGGGGCAACCCCGAGTGCTGCCACTAATCAAACTGCTGACACCCGAGCTAGAACAGGACTTGATCTGTCACCTGATACGGCTGTTCAGGGCAATAATTTAACAGACCCCAGATCATCCCAGTCAGCCGATGGCGGCAAGGCAGCAATACTAGGAGCACAAGGGTCATACAACAATGTGGGTGTTGTCAGCCAACTTGCAAGTAGAGCCACTATTGAACCAGGGGCACTGGCTGCACTGGGCCCTACCCTGTTGCCTGCCGGACCACCGCGCCCGGCCACCAGCGGCACCGGCGGAGCTATTGGCACAGTGCCTGACACAGTGGGTCTTGGTCCTCCAAAATTGCCACAGGTGTTGTCGGGACAGACAAACTTGTCGGTTACGCAAATAGTTGGACAACTGGTTCAATCAGCAGCCGGACCACGTCGTGGAGCGGTACCAGGCGCCACAGGCGGCCCGTCTACTCAGCAAATAGTTAAAGATCGTTAAGGAACAACATGGCAGAAATCACACAACGCACACGAGGGCGATCGGGCAAGTACAAACTGGACCGCGGTGGCCTACCTGCAGAATTTGGTCCGTTTACTGGTGTGGTAATGAGTACAGTAGATCCCACACGATCAGGAAGATTGCGTGTGTACATTGAAGCATTTGCTGATGGTGGCAAAGCCAGCATGGAAGACGATGCCAAATGGACCACAGTCAGCTACATGCCGTCATTCTTTGGATCAACTCCGTTGCCGGCCACAGGTGGCGCTACTGATGCAGTAGGTGCCTATCCTGGCAATGAAAACAGCTACGGCATGTGGTTCACCCCACCGGACGTGGGCATCACAGTGGTGTGTATATTTGTCAATGGTGATCGCAGTCAAGGATTTTATATTGGAGTGATTCCCGAGCAAGGTCTAGGCAACATGGTGCCTGCAATCGCATCATCAACCCGTTATGTCACAGGCAACAAGAATCAAGAAGCATATTTTGCCAATGCAACAAGACTGCCGGTTACAGAAATCAACACTCTCAACGATGAACTTTTCAACGATCCTAGATTCTTTGAGCAACCCAAACCTGTGCATGGTTATCTGGCACAGAGTCTATTTCAACAAGGCCTAATCAATGATCTAGAACGTGGTACCATACGTTCCAGTAGTCAGCGAGAAACACCCAGTGCTGTGTTTGGTGTTAGCACTCCGGGAGTGGCCATCTATCAAGGCGGTATGAACGCCAATGACATCAGAACCAAACTAAATGACGGAGAAATCAAGCCCAGCGACGCCAAGGTTATTGGCCGAATTGGCGGACATAGTCTTGTGATGGATGACGGCGATCTTGAAGGCGACAATGCCTTGTTTAGATTGCGAACTTCAAAAGGTCATCAAATCACCATGAGTGATACAGGCAACTTCTTTTACATCACTCATGCCAATGGACAGGCCTGGCTGGAGTTTGGTGTAGAAGGCACAATAGATATATTTGCCACAAACTCAGTAAACGTGCGCACCCGCGGCGACATCAATCTACACGCTGATCGAGATATCAACATGTTTGCTGGACGCTCAATAAAAGCCAAATCTCGCAGCACATTTCAAATTGAAAGTGACCTCACCATTTCATTACGAGCACAACAAGACATCACCTTGTACAGCGCCGGCACAATTGGTGTCAAGGCCGATGGTGTACTAACGCTGAACTGTGCGTCAGGATCCTGGGGCGCACCCGGAGCACTGGTACTTGATGGCGGCACAGTTGACCTAAACGGTCCCAAGGCAGGCAAAGTGAAGGCCGCTGCACCCATAACAAAAACTGTGTTTGATGATACCAAATTCAGCACCAGCAAGGGCTGGGAAGTCAGCGCCAATAGTCTGGAAAGTGTAGTGAGCCGAGCACCCACTCATGAGCCATACCCGTCGCACAACAAAGGTGTTGATGTAAAAGTGGCATTTGAAGACGGCAAACCCACACCACCTCCGGGTGCAACACCAGTGCCCGCCGGCGTGGAGATACAGGCAAAATAACATGGGCAATTTTACATTCAACCTTGATAGTTTAAAATCCTCTGCTGGTTCTTCTGCCACTAGTTTTGAAACTTCATTAAATTCAAAAACAAAAGATGAAGATCTCAAATATACCGGCACTGATACTATAGTCTGGGATAGAGTAAATGGCGAACGACTTCGTCGTGGCCTACCTGGTTTGGCTAGTCTAGGATATCCGCGCCCTCCCGAAGATACCACTGCTGCACCCGCTGGTTCTCAGAATGGCAGAACAGAGTTTGCCACAACACCAGCCACAACGCCAGACGGGTCGGCAAAAGTATTTGATGTCAAAGGTCCTCCTGGTCTTACTCGAGAACAAGCATTTGACATTTTTAAAAAACAAGCCGCTGCAGGCGGCCTGGTAGGATTCAAAGCTGGTGATGTACTCAGCGCAGCAACACAAGCAGCAGACGGCTTACCAGGCGCTCAAGCCCTGGTAGCTCAGGCGCAAGCCGGACTTGGTTCTACACTGGGATCAGCATCCGGCGCATTAGCACAGGCTGGCGGTGCACTGGGTGGCAGCCTAGCAGGAACAGCAGCAGGCTTAACAGCACTGGTAGGGCCAGCGGTATCTTCCATCAGCGGAGTTGGTTCGGCCTTGGTAGGAGCAGCAGCCAAGGCCGGCAGTGTTGCAACGTCAGCACTACAAACAATCAACTCAGCATTGACAAAAACACCCCTGGGTGCAAACCCAATCAACATTGCTAATTTTGCCAAAACCATACCAGCAGTGAATGGTATAGGACCTATATCAGCAGCACAGGTTACTGGAGTGTTGGCACAGGCCAAAAATCTAGTAGGCCAACCAGCCAGCACAATTAGCAATGCCAAGGGCATTGGCGAGTATGGACTAAACATTCAACAACTTGAAACTGCCGGCTATGTCAAACCTGGCATTAGCAATTTGCTTGCACAGGGCACCGGTAGCCTAGCAGCAATTGCAAAAAGTCCTGCAAGCTGGACTGGAAAAGATGGAATACAAGGGCTGAGTGGATTGCTAGCCAGTCCGTCAACCCAGGGCTTGATACAGCAGGATCTCATGGCCAAGGGTGTAGCCGGCCTGGGCGCAGTTGGAATACCAGTTAGCAATTTATCTGCACAAGGTCTTGCGGGCATGGCACTAAATGCTGCCAAGAGTCTGCCTGATGCTGAAGCGTTTGCCAAGGGCCTGCCCATACCTGGAGATGCAACAGGTGCGGTCAAAGCAGCCATGAACACCGCAGTTCGCGATAGTGCATTTGCAGTCAACCTAGTTGCGGCCAAGATACCAGACACTTTCAAGGACGCAAAAATACCTATACCAGCAACGGACACTGTGAGTAGAGCCACAGTAGATGCTGCCAGCAGTCGTATTGCAGGCAATGACAAAATCCCGCCGGTCAACTATGGTCCGCCAGCAGCCGTTGATGCAACAGCACAGCTAACGGCACTGCAAGCAAATCTTAACGGTGTTGTGAAACTGATAAATGCCCGCGCAATATTTTTATCTAATCTAAGCGAAAAAGTTGCGGCCCTGGAAAATCAAGCAACAATAACAGAAAGTGAATGGGCAGCAGTTAATGCTGAATACCAAACAGAAAAGACCAACTATAGTGCCACTGTTGTTCCAAAAATAGGTGAGTATATTATTGCCAGAACTAATGCAGATTATCGAGTACAACAAATCACCGCTGCTGATTTTAAAACACTGGATACCGGCGCACTTGAAGTTGTAAAACGTGGCAAAGATGTGAAAGAACGCATCAGTCAATTGCAGTACAAAATTGAAGGTCGCACCAGTGCATAAGCGCCGGTAAATACAGTATGGCACAAAAATTCATTGGCTTTAACACTCAAGGGCAATACAAAAAGTTTACCCTTACCGACTTTGAACTGATCAAGCGTGACCTGCTGAACGCATTTAACATACGTCAAGGTCAGTTGCCTGGCCGTCCAGCCTATGGCACAGTGCTCTGGGACTTTTTGTTTGAAAATCAAGTGGAAGCATCGCAGCAGGCAATAGAACGAGAAGTGCAACGTGTGGCCGGCGGCGATCCAAGAATTTTTATCAGTCAAGTTGTGACCTTCCCACAAGAAAATGGTATACTGATTCAGGTAGAGCTTACTGTGACCCCGTCTACTGATGCCGAGCGGCTGAGTATTTTCTTTGATCTGCAACAGCGCAACGCCTCCTATGTATAACTAAGCCGTTTTTGTTGCCGCTAAATAAACAATAGAGGCGTATTAAGAATGGCAAAAACAACTAGACAAACAGCGATATTTGGTGTTGAGGACTGGAAACAGATCTATCAAACCTATCGCGAAGCAGACTTCCAGAGCTACGACTTTGAAACTCTTCGCAAGAGTTTTGTTGATTATTTGCGCTTGTACTATCCAGAAACATTCAATGACTACATTGAAAGTTCAGAATACATTGCCCTGCTGGACGTTATTGCGTTCATGGGACAGGCTCTTGCGTTCCGTACAGACCTAAACACTCGTGAAAATTACATGGACACTGCTGAACGCAGAGACAGTGTCACTCGTCTGGCCAATCTGGTGAGCTACACTGCCAAACGCAACATAGCAGCACAAGGCCTACTCAAGGTATTCTCAGTAACCACAACAGAAAATGTTGTGGACTATCAGGGTGTGAATCTTTCCAACATCACTGTGAACTGGTCTGATCCAACCAATCCTGACTGGCAAGAACAGTTTACCACAATCATCAACAGCAGTCTAGTGGACACTCAACGTGTGGGCCGTCCAGGCAACCGTCAGACTATTCTGGGTGTGCGCACAGACGAATATGCAGTTAACCTGGTGCCAGGATTCTTGCCCATAGTGCCTTATACCGCTGTGGTTGATGGTGTCACCATGCCCTTTGAAGCCATGAGCTCAACATCTGTTGGTGCCACATATCTGTATGAGCCGCCACCAAGAGCCAATCAACCATTCAACATCTTGTTTCGTAATGATCAACTGGGATTCCAGTCGGCCAATACTGGCTACTTCTTTATGTTCAAGCAAGGCGTGCTGCAAAACCAAGACTTCAACCTGGCTGAAAAAGTATCAAATCGCACAGTAAACATCAACATTGAGGGCGTCAACAACGAAGACCGTTGGTTGTTTCAACTGGACAACGTGGGCAGTGTGAGTCGTGAATGGGCCTATACCGAAAACATCTATGCCGCTGCCGCAGAACAAGTGGGCACCTCACTGCGCCCAATCTACACAGTGACATCCAGAACCAATGACCAAATCACCATGGTGTTTGGTGACGGTGTGTTCTCAGAAATTCCAGTGGGGACATATCGTGCATATGTTCGTGCATCCAACGGCTTGCAATACATTATCAATCCTGAAGAAATGCAGGCTGTGACTGTTCCCATCAGTTATATCAGTCGTGACGGCAACCTTGAGACCATGACATTTACTTGTGGTATCACAAGACCTGTCAGCAACAGTCAGGCACGTGAAAGCATTGATGCTATCAAGCAACGTGCGCCTGCTAGATACTACACACAAGACCGCATGGTCAACGGTGAGGACTACAACCTGTTCCCTTACACACAATACAATTCAATTGTGAAAAGCAAGGCTCTGAATCGTGCGTCAATTGGCACCAGTCGTTATCTTGACCTAGTGGACAACACAGGAAAATATAGCAGTACCAATACCTTTGGCAGTGACGGCGGACTATGGGAACAGAATATTCTGCCCACAATCTTGTTTGCCTATACCAACAGAAATGAAATTGCAGATGTGGTTACCAACCAGGTTCAACCCAGCATTGGCGAAACCACTATGCGGCAGTTTTACTATGAGAACTTTCCCAGAGTCACAGCAACTACCTTGCCCACATATGGGTCAACTACCTGGGTTGTCGGCGCCACTTGGAATCAGAGCACAACACTGGCCAATGAAACCACAGGCTATTTTAGAAACGCAATAACATCAGCAACCTGGCCCAACGGAACTCCAATACCAATTGGTTCCACAACCACCACAGCATTCAAATATGTGGCTGTGGGCAGCCTAATCAAATTTGTTGCACCATCAGGTTATTACTTTGACAGCAACAACAAGTTGCAACAAGGCACACCAAGTCGTGCTGAAGAAACACTAGAAATCTGGGCCAGTCCACTAAGCATACAAGGCGACGGCTACAACAACGGCCTAGGTAATCTGAGTACTGGATCAGGACCAGTTGCACTCAACAACTTTGTGCCGTCGGGCGCACTGGTAGATACTATTATTCCGTTGTTTATTACAGACCTGCCACTGAGCCTGGAACAGGCCATGGCCGAACAGATTTTGTTGAATCGCAACTTTGGCATTGGCTATGACAACAACGGCGATATTACAGGTACACCATATTCGTGGTATCTAATCACTAGCACAAACTTATACAGCACACAGTCTAATGGAGACAACGCAACGTGGGCACAAATTCCTGAAAGCCCAGCGGCAAACTCTCCTCAAAACGGTAATGCAGGAAATACTAATGGCATAAATTCAGACTCATCTTGGTTGGTGAAGTTTGTGGTGCAAAATCAAAACTACACAATCACGTTCCGTGGACTGGCCTACTACTTTGGATCAGTACTGCAAACTCGTTTCTTCTTCTATGATGGCGCACAGGTGTACGATAGTCGTTCAGGAACAGTGATCAAGGACTACATCAATTGCCTGGCCGTAAACACACAGCCTGACTCTACTGATCATTTGCCCGGCGATATCTTTATGACCATTACTGGACAACCAGTTGAAAGCGACGGGTATGTTGATGACTTTCAGGTACTAGTAGGATTCCGTGACAGCGACAACGATGGTGTACCAGACAATCCAGACTTTTTCTCTGAGATTGTGGCACCCACAGTAGACAGCACTCAAAAATACATATACCTACAAAAGACGGTGGACTTTGATAATCTGCAAAGATACCTGCTGGTAGAATCTGGTCGTGTGACCAGTGACTACGCTACCATAGACGAAATTGAAATGGTCAAGCTGGAATGGAGTCCTGGACAAGTATTCTATGCCTACACTGATCAAGCATTTTATCAACTCAGTATCGGCACCACAGGATTGCGAACACTCATAGACGTGTCCGCTGAATGGATAGTTAGAACAGGGCGTCAAGATTTGTATTATCAATACCGTCACAACAGTCCACTGACCAGCAGAATTGATCCAGGCACAACCAATATCATTGACTTGTATGTGGTGACTCTGGCATACTACACAGCATACCAAAACTGGATTCGTGACACCACAGGCACAGTGATTGAGCCAGATGTGCCCAGCATCGACGAACTGTCAACAGCATATCAAAAACTACAAGATTACAAAATGTTGAGCGACAACATTGTGTTGAATTCAGTGGTGTTCAAACCCTTGTTTGGTGAAAAAGCCGCATCTAATCTGCGAGCCACTATCAAGGTCATACGTGCATCCAACAGCACGGCCAGCACTAGCGAAATCAAAAGCTCAGTGGTAGCAGCCATGAACACATATTTTTCCATTGACAAATGGAACTTTGGCGATACTTTTTACTTCTCAGAATTGGCGGCATACTTGCATAGAACACTTGGAACAATAGTCAGCTCAGTGGTCTTGGTACCGCTTGACACACAAAAATACTTTGGTGACCTGTACGAAATACGTTCAGCCCCCAACGAAATATTTGTCAATGGCGCAACCATCAACAATGTTGATGTGATTGAAGCACTTACCAGTACCAATCTGCGTACTGCCCCTGGTAGCGGAGTAATTTAATGGCTAATGTTCGTAGTGTAGATTTTCTTCCTGAAATATTTCAGACTGACGCCAACAAGCAGTTCCTGGCAGCCACCCTTGATCAGCTGATTCAAGAGCCCAACTTTAAAAAGACACAGGGGTTTATTGGCCGCACAGTGGGTCCAGGTGTCAATCCCAACGACCAATATGTGATTGAACCAACCACAACCAGAGCTGACTATCAACTGGAGCCTGGTGTTGTGAGTCTGGAGCCAGACACAGACACAATCAAGGATGTTATAACATATCCGGGTCTTAATGATGCTGTGACATTTCAAGGCGGTGCAGGTGCTCGGCCTGATAGACTATATTCTAGCGAATATTACACCTGGGATCCGTTTGTTGATTTTGATGCGTTTGTGAACTTCAGTCAATATTTTTGGGTTCCGGCAGGACCAGCAGCAGTTGATGTTGCTTCTGTTGGCATTCCAATCACTGATAATTTTATAGTCACAAGAGAAAATGGTGTTTACAATTTTTCTGGAATTACAGGCACAGATCCAATTGTTCAACTGGTACGTGGCGGCAGCTACACTTTTCAAGTGTCACAAAATGCCAAGGAAACTGTAAACTATCGAGTTCGTAATTCTGGTGTTGGTGCTTATGTGATTGATTTTCAAAACAATCCCACACTGACTCTGGCTCGCGGAAACACCTACGTATTCAACTTGACACTGAGTGGGGTATTTCCATTCTGGATCAAGACTGAACCTGTCACAGGCCTTGGCGAAATATACAGCTCTGGTGTAACTCGTAACGGTGCCACAACTGGCCTGGTCACATTTACAGTGCCGCAGGATGCTCCAGACACCTTGTACTATGCTTCGGAAAATCAAGTGCTGATGCAAGGCACATTGAATATTGTTAATTCTACAGCAGGCACAGGCCCTGGGTTTTGGATTCAGTCAACTCCTGGCGTCTCAGGTGCAGTAACATCCACACCCAACATCAGTTCAAGAGATGTTCTGGGCGTGGTCAACAACGGTGAAGATCTTGGCACTGTGGTGTTCAACGTGCCATACAAGACAGCGCAAGATTTCTACTACAATCTTACCAACATTGGTACTGTTGACTTGTTGACTACCCTGCAGTTTGCGCAAATCAACAACCAGCCAGTGAATGAATTTATAGCCACCTATGGCGGTATTGACGGCAACACCAATCTCAACAGCCGCACTATTATTTTTACCAGTCCAATCGTGGACACACAGGATGGTGGCTGGTATCGTACCAGCTTCTTTGATCCCTTGATTCAAGACGCTGCTAACAACAGTCTCAACGGCAGCTATGACAGCATACCGTTTGATCTTACCATAGACATTGCTCCAGATCAACGATATCAAAAATATCAAATTACCTATGTGGATATTGCCGGCGTAACATACATTCAACTGAACAAGATTGCTGACATTGCTCCTTTGGAAAAATTCACAATCTCCAACGGTACAGCCTACAGTAGTACGCAATGGTACAAGGACACCACAGGCACATTCCAACAAATACCCTTGCTGAGTGCAGTACAAAATACTCTGTACTATCAAGATGGTACTGATCCAGAAATATTTGGAGAAATTAGACTTCTAGACCAAACCGCTAGCAACACTATAGATGTAGATGAAATCGTTGGCCGTAAAGATTACACTTCACCAAATGGTGTTAAATTTACCAACGGTCTCAAAGTAAGATTTACAGGTGACGTTGTACCCGCCAGGTATGCGTCGGGTACAACTACATTTACATGTACTCAAACTGAAACAGGAACCAATTATATTACCAGCCCGTCAAGTACTGATCTATATGTTGGTCAGGCTGTGGTTTTTGTGAGCCCCACACTTGGTGGGCTGAATGCAGGGACCACTTACTATGTGCGGTCAATTGCTGCCAACGGTACAAAGTTTACTGTAAGTGCAACACAGTACGGCAGTACTGCTGTAACTCTTGCCAGTGGTACCGGTACCATGAACAGTGTTGGTATCAGCAATCGAGAATACTATGTGGCTGGAGTGGGCACAGCAATTGAACTGTTACCAGTCACAGACTTTGTCACTCCTGAACTGTATGTTCAAGATGAAGACACTGATACTGCACTTGTAGAACCGGCGGATCTAGATTATCTCACCATTGATCGTGCCAGTAAGGATCTAAATGCATGGACACGAAGCAACCGTTGGTTTCACGTTGATGTTATCAATGCTACAGCAGCATACAACAACACCACAGCAGTATTTGACAACAACTATCGTGCCAAACGACCAATCGTTCAATTCCGTCCAGGTATTAGACTCTGGAATATGGGCACACAAGGCAAAGCACCTGTAGACATTGTTGACTTTGAAGAAACTGATGCATTTTCAACTATCGAAGGCTCAACCAGTTACAGTGTTGATGGTTACACCTTTGTTGAAGGCACACGAGTAATATTTGCAGCAGATCAAGACAGTGCCGTGCGAGATAAAATTTATGTGGTAAGTTTTGTCACACCTGACACTGTGCCACCACTGATTCCAGAACCTATTATTGTGTTGACTCTGGCTCAAGATGGTGACGTGCTACTGGATCAATCAGTTGTTTGTATCAGTGGCACTGATCTAGCTGGATTGACTTTTTGGTATGATGGAGCAGTATGGACCCAAGCGCAACAAAAAACTGCGGTTCAACAGGCTCCGTTGTACAATATCTATGATGTTGACGGAGTCAGCTTTGGCAACGGTGTCAAGTATCAGTCCACCACATTTAGTGGCAGTAAATTGTTTAGTTATGCTGTGGGTAATACCTCCGTGCTGGATCCAGTATTGCAATTCCCATTACAATATCTGAATATCAACAACGTTGGTGACATTGTATTTGACAACAACCTGTACCTGGATACATTCTTGTATGTTGTGGACAATGTGAGCGTGACCAACGACATCAGTTCAGGTTCAGCAAGAGAGTACAGTTCTCGCTTGACATACAACAAGCTAATTGGATGGCAGACTGCTGCGGTAGAGCAGCAAATCTATCAGCAATTCAAATTCTCTTATGCTGCTACCACACTCAAACTTGACGTAGCACCGACTGCACAAACCGCCAGTGCTGTTCCAGTTATCAAAATATATGTTGGTAGCATATTTCAGGATCCGTCAACCTACACTTACGTGACCACAGCAGACAGCACCACAATCACACTGTTGGGCACATATATTCTTGGCGATATTATTGAGGTGCTGGTGCTGAGTGATCAAACCAGCAAGGTGGCATTTTATCAGGTGCCAAACAATCTTGAATCAAATCCGCTCAACGCTAACTCAAGCTCATTTACTCTGGGAACAATTCGCACACACTATCAGAGTATTTGCGAAAACTTAACAACATTGACTGGGCCAGTCAACGGTGCCAACAACACACGAGATCTTGGGGACATTGTTCCTTACGGTCTAGTTATTCTGCAACAAAGTGCGCCGCTGACTCTGGCAGGGTACTTTATGCGCAGCCCAGAATACAATATTTTTGCGTCGTTGCAATACAACAGCCGCGAATATATCAAGTTCAAAGCACAATTGCTGGACGCTGTGCTGTCCCAGAACATTGGATTTGACACCACGGCACAGGTATTGGATACTGCCATACAATCAGTAACCCTGGGCAAACTTGATAATCAACCGTTTTACTGGAGTGATATGTTGCCTGCTGGGGTTATCACAGACAGCAACTCCTATACCGTGAGTTTTATTACCACACAGGTATTTGATACTGTGCAGGTGTACAATTATACTTCGGCAAATTATCTTGGACTGCTGGTATATCTAAATGATCAATTGTTGACTCGTGGAGTTGATTACACTGTGGCCATTGATGGACCGCGTATCACAATACTGAGTGCTTTGACCATTGGTGACACAGTCACCATCAATGAATACTTGGCCACATACGGCTCATTTGTACCTAACACTCCAACTAAACTTGGTTTGTATCCGGCCTGGAAACCAGCAGTGATACCACAAGTGACCAGTAACGGTACCAGTAATTTTGTACTGGGCCACGACGGTAGTACCACTCCGGTGTTTGGTGATATCCGTGATGCGGTGTTGTTGGAATTTGAAACAAGAATTTACAACAATCTCAAACTGGATGGAAATCCTGTGCCACTCACAGCGGAAGATGTGTTGCCCGGCCAGTTCCGTTCAACTGGTTACAGCTTCGAAGAAATCAATACTATTTTTGCTAGTGACTTCTTGAGCTATTGTGGCTGGAACCGGTTAGACTACGGACAACAAAATTACAGAGCCGACAATGAACTTACCTGGAACTACAGCCGTGCGCAAAGTCGACTGGACAAGCAAAATTTACTGGGCGCCTGGCGCGGTATCTATCGATACTACTATGACACTCAGCAGCCAAGTTTGACTCCTTGGGAAATGCTGGGCATCAGCGTAGAACCCACCTGGTGGCAAGATACCTATGGCCCTGCACCTTATACCAGTGATAACTTGGTGTTGTGGGATGACCTGGCGGCTGGCTATGTTGCTGATCCTATCACACCATACTTCAAGCCTGAGTATGCTAGAGCTGCAAGCCTGGCGGCCGGACCCAAACGCGAAGGCATCTGGTTTGAAAAGTACAGATCAGGTCCATACCCCAGCATGTTGCCCGTAATCCCCACAGGATCTGAAGGTGAATTACTAAGTCCGCTTGACAGTGTGGTAGGTGCATTGCCGCCAAATTACAACCCTGCCACAGAATTTGTCAAGAGCTGGACTCTTGGTGATGGTGGCCCTGTGGAAGCATCTTGGTGGAACTCCAGTTCGTATCCATTCTCGGTCATGCACATGTTGGCAGTGACACGCCCTGCAAAATTCTTTGCGCTGTTTGCTGATCGTGATTTGTATCGTTACAATCAAGACTATCAACAGTATCTCTACAACAATCGTTACCGACTGGATGCCAACGGTGTAGAAGTATACGGCGACGGTGTATCAAAAGCCAGTTACATCAACTGGTTGGTTGATTACAATCGTCAAACTGGTGTTGATTCAACCAAACTACTGACCGCTGATCTCAAGAGTCTAGATGTGAGACTGTGCTATCGCATGGCTTCGTTCTCAGACAAACAATACATCAAGTTGTTTACTGAAAAGTCCAGCCCCAATTCAACCAACACCGCCTTGATGATTCCTGATGAAAGCTACGATATCTTGTTGTACAAGAATCAGCCGTTTGATCAAATCATTTATTCCAGCGTGGCCATACAAAAAGTCACCGGCGGATATGCTGTGTTTGGTTACGGCAATGCACAGCCATATTTCAATGTGCTGCAAAGCTATCCCAACGGCAAGCTGCAAACATACAGTTCAGGTGGCGTCACAGTTCGTGTGCCAACATTTTATACCACTACAGTTGTACAAGTACCATATGGATTTGTGTTCACGAATGAAACCAGTGTAGCAGACTTCTTGTTGAGCTATGGTAAATTACTTGAGCAGCAAGGGCTTGCGTTTGACAACATGGCCAATGGCTATGTGCTAGACTGGTCAAGAATGGTTGATGAATTCCTTTACTGGAGCCAACAAGGCTGGGACACAGATGCTATTATCAACATCAATCCCTTGGCAAGTAAACTCAGCGTGACTAGAGCACAGGCTGTGGTTGATAGTGTGCGTACAGAGACCACCGAAAACTTGCTGTTGGATCAAAATTCCAGAGAACTTCCTACTCGAACTCTAAATGTTGTGCGCCTGGGCAACTCCTTTAGTATTGAACCCTTGAGTACTCAGAGTATCAGCTTTATCACCATGCGCTTTACCAATTATGAACACATGATTGTGCTGAGCAATCAAAGTGTGTTTGGTGATCTCATATACGATCCGACCACTGGAGCAAGACAAAGCAGACTGAATCTTGTGGCTGTGACCAGCGGTGACTGGAATGGGTCGGTTGATGCCCCGGGCTTTATTCTCAACCAAGACAATGTAGAAGAATGGACCGGTTTGCGAGTGTATACCAAAGGTCAGATTGTCAAATATAAAAATGTCTATTGGTCTGCACTAAAAATTGTACAACCGTCAGAAACATTTGATTTTGATGTCTGGACTCAAAGCGATTACACACAAACTGAGCTGGGATTGTTACCTAATCTGGCCAACAAAGCAAATCAATTGGCCAACAGCTACGACATTAATGCAGCCAATATTGAAACTGACAACGATTTACTCAGCTACGGCCTGATTGGTTTTCATCCACGACAGTACATGGCGGCGCTGAATCTTGACGACGTGAGTCAGGTCAATGTGTACCGTCAATTCTTAGGCTCAAAAGGCACAATTTTATCTGCTGAATTGTTCAAACAGGCCAACCTGGGCAAAGAAGCTGCTGACTATGACATCTATGAAAACTGGGCGGTTCAACGTGCTGTTTACGGTGCCAACGCTAACCGCAGCTTTTTTGAACTGCGATTAAACCGTGCCTTGCTTGATGCCAACCCTAGTCTAGTGCAAGTGGTAGTACCACAACAAGTTAGCGAAGCTGACCAACAAATCTTGCTAAGTGATGTGTGGCGTCAAAGCTACAAGTTGACCAGCACTGACATTTTACCAACCACCACCACTCTGCCCACTGACATTGGCCTGCCCACTGCCGGCTATGTGAACCTGGATGATGCTGATATCACAGTGTTTGACATTGCAGATTCTGCCAGCCTCAGCGCCAACATTGACTCGATCAAGGTTGGTACCAGTGTCTGGGTAGCCAAGATTAACAACTACGACTGGAACATCTATCGTGCCCAGGCTGTGCCTGGAATCATACAGCACGTTTGCGACAACCTAGACGGTACCAGCAGAGTAATTTTCAGTACTCAACACGGTCTTGCCGCTGGCGACAAACTGATCATCAAGTTCTTTGACATAGAGATCAACGGAGTTTATCAAGTGTTGAGTGTGGCCAATCTGACCACAGTGAACATTGCGTTTGCATTCACTGGTGACAGAGTTGTGGCCAATGGCACAGGGCTGGGATTCACACTCAAGACCATGCGTGTGGCACAGGCCAGCGATGTGCTTAATTTACCTTATGCCAACAACATCTTGCCCGGAGCCAAGGTCTGGGTAGACGACAACGGCAACGGACTATGGCAAGTGCTGCAAAAGAATTCGGTATTCTCGGATGTTGTGGAACTGAACCCTGTGCTGTTGGATGCCGGAGAACAATATGGTGTCAGCATTGCGCAGGCACAGAATCGTCTGGCTGCCTTGGTTGGTAGTCCCAAATATGGATTTGGCTCAGGAACTGAAACAGGTGCAGTGTATGTGTATGTCAAGAACTATGGCGATCAATACAGCCCTGTAAGCCCAATAGCCAATCAAGATGGTATATTGACCCTGGATGTGCCTGGGGTACGTGGATACGGTAATGCCGTGGATTTTGGAAATCAAACCTGGGCAGCGGCTGGCGCCAGCAAGAGTCTAGGCTCAGGCAGCCAAGCCAACAACGGATATGTCTCTGTGATATATCGTGATCCAGCACTGGGCCAGCCCGGAGTTATTCCTTATGCACAATGGCAACTGTTGACACAGCCTGGCACAACCACCAGCACCACACCGGGTGCTGGAGAATTTGGCTACAGCGTGGTCATGAGTCTCGACGAACGTTGGATGTATATTGGCGCCCCTGGATTGAATTCAGTTCATGCATATGGTCGGGTTGACTGGGAAAATCAATCAATCAAGACCACAGCCGACGGCGCAACCACAGTTTATAATATAAACTCCAAGATACAAGTTAATAACAACAGCC